GGCCCCCGAGGAAAGGCTTCCCCGAATGTTAATGTATCAGTTAACGCGCATGTGTCGGGAAAAAGGGGCCGTTAAACACGACGATAGGGTGGACGCCCTTGCTCTTGGCGTTAAATACTTTCAGGACATCCTGGCTATCTCAGCAAAGGAAGCACACGTTGAACAAAAACGACAGGAGTGGAATAAGATGCTAACAGCCTTTATTGAACACCCACAGGAAGCCACAGATCGACTGGTTCTTGGTCGTGATTTTGAAGGCGTTGGATCCGGTGAAAACGCTGTCTATACCTGGATTTAATAGAAGGGACGCATTATTACCAGAAGAGTGGTGCCTTCTGGTGTGGAACAGCGGTAATAGGAGGAGGCCGATCCATTCACCTCCTCCACCCAAACACGACCACTGATCTACGTGTCTATCTTCTTTAAACGCACCAGTTTTATCCAATTTTCTTTTTTGCAAACGCTCTTGGTAGACACCAAAGGGTAACCCAAAATAGGCATGGAAGGAAGAGAAGATAGACACAACAAAACACATACCTATAGCATGAGACAGAGTAATTCCTCTTTGGGGTTTCTGTGTACGCGAACGATTGACTGTTGGACGTAGCTACCCAACCCTTCCCTGTTTTGGGGCCGACAGCAGAAGGAAATACGACACCAAACCGGGGGCCGGGGCTCTGAACATCAGGAACGAAGTGACTGATAGTGAAGACCAAGTTAGACACATCCGCAGGATGGGGCTGACGCGGAGCCGTCATCACCTATAGTTCTATATGGTTAGTGAGGGTCGCAGACCCGAGCGTTAGGTTTTACCGAAAAGGCATCCGCAGGAGTCTTCGGAGCGTGAGCGGAGAAGAGTACAAGGCTATGCCCGTCGAACCCGACCATATTACTATTACTAATCCCACCCCACTGCTATAGTTATATATCCTCTATATTTATTATTATCACCTCCACCATTACCGCTAATGTTAAACACTCCTTCTGTAAAACTCATCAGCATCACACCAGATGCAGAAAAGACCATTGCTTATTGTGCCAGGGTAAGTAACCCCAGCAACCAGGAGAACCACGAGACCGTGGAGAAGCTTCTTGGTTATTGTATCCGCCATCAGCATTGGTCCGTGTTTGAGATGGCCAACATCGTGATGGAGATCAATACAACTCGTGCCATTAGTCCACAGATCCTTCGCCACCGATCCTTTACATTTCAAGAGTTTTCTCAACGCTACGCCTCTACTCTTGAGGGGCTCGGTGGGCTCTATTCCCCACACCTGAGAAGGCAGGACACGAAGAATCGCCAGAACAGCACAGATGATCTTTCTGCGGAAGAAACCCAGTTGTTCTATCGCCGTATCGCTCAACACTTTGCTGAGGCAGAAGATCTCTATACCGAGATGATTAGCAAGGGTATTGCTAAGGAGTGTGCCCGAGAGGTTCTACCACTGTCATCGCCAACCCGGCTTTATATGAACGGTACGGTACGGTCGTGGATTCATTACATTGAACTGCGGTCTAGTAACGGTACCCAACTGGAACATCGACAGATTGCTGAACAGGCTAAAAAAATCTTTTCTCAACAACTACCCACTATTGCAAAGGCACTGCTGTGGACACCATGACTTACGAAGAATACCAGAAATGGTTAGATATTAAGACCAGCCTTGAGGAACGCGGTCTAACAAATAGCCCCTATTACATCCAGGCCGTTGCTGCTCTCGTGAAGCGACCCGTTCCTCCGTATCCTAAGGCTGATGCTCGGATCACTAAAAACGACCAAATTTAAAGACATCTTTAATCTCAGCAGTGGGTGGCCACTTTGGGCTCGTCATCTATTGCTTGGTTTGCTTGTTGGTATTGAGGAGTGGTGGATTAATAAAAAGGTTGTCCAGACCGTGGATGACGCCATCAGGGAGGTGGAACCGTATCTGCCTCCGTCTGGGGTCCCTGATCCGGTGTATTCCGAAACCGGCAGCGGCTTCTTTGATGAGATGCGCCTTACTGCCCCCTGGAAGGCCCAGGAAGCACCCTCTGACTCCCCGCAGGTGTAAGGACACCTACGGCTCCTCAGAGGGCCCCTCCTGGCGCTTATACAGGCCACTATGAAAATTTGACACAAATTTAAGAAGTCCTTACGCATATCGCCCGGCGCCGCAGCCCCCCATACCGGGGTCGTGTCCAGCGGGAGGGTCTGTGTCCAGTGTCCAGCCGGTGGTGGCCAGGGCAAACCCGTTGCGGCGCAAAGGATCTGGGGAGGTTGCGTCATTGCGTGAGAGACAGGTACGCAAGGGGTTTGGGTGGGGTATGCACAGGTAACGCGCGGGCGTTTATGCTCATACACGCATAGGTGTGATCTACATTTATAAAATCTGTGCGCGATAAGGTAAACTTATCATTGACATAAGCAAGACTTATCGTAAAAGGGGTTGACGGATCGGCCATCCAGGCCCCATGATGGTGACAACGGATCAAGAGGAGCTGCCGCGAAGGCAAGCCAACCCAGCATCCGCCAGACTCTCACCAGTTATCGGTTGGGGGTTGCCAAACCAGGGCCCTGTGCTCTACCATTGCCTCAGGTTCAAACCACACCGCCATCACACCTATGTTTTATGTGTGCCGCATGACCGATACCTTCCAATGGGAGGGACTGCGCTCAACCACTGACGAGGCCTACGCTGACCAGCTGGCTGAGTTCTATTCGAATCAGTTTCCACACGCTTACATCGACGTGCTAACCTACGATGAGTTCCATGGCGGCCCGGTTAAGTGGGCGGCTATGGCCATAGACTGATCACCACATCCACCACACCACACCACGGGGGACACCATCATGACCAAACGGGTTCAACCACGGGCCAACGCCCGCCACATCATCGGAATGCTAGGTCTGGCGTCCGCTGCTGACATCGAGCAGGGCAAACACTGGTATCGCCGCGCCTATGATCTGGCCGTACAGTTTATGCACGCCTACAATGGGCTCACACTTGGCCAAGCTATCGGCGTCATCGCAGCCCTTAGCCCGAACAATAAATGGCACCGCAATGTTGCTGATGCCGAGACTATGATTAAGCTCTGGCATCAAGGGTACGACCCACGGATTGCTAAGGTATGCACGTTCAATCCGAATAAAGACAAGGCAGCCCGTATTCTTGAGATGGAATCACCAGACGGTGAGGCTATTCAGGAGATTCTGTCGGGTCAAAAGGTCGTTGCATTCTATCGTTGCATCTCAGGATTTAAGGATACTGTATGCGTCGACGGCCACGCGTTCGCCATTTTTATGGGCGAGCGTATACCTACCACCAAAACACCTAGCCTCAGTCCCGCATTGTATGCTGCCATCACCCGATCCTATGTGCTGGCTGCTGAGCGGTCGTTTGAAACATGCGGCCACATCTTGACTGCTGCTGAGGTTCAGGCTGTAACTTGGGTAACCTACCGGAGGCTTCTGGGCTATGTTGACTGAGAAGCGATGGCTCGTGACCGTAGGGGTACGGCGTGGCCGTGGAGGTTGGCAGATTAATGGCCAACACATCATTCACGCCAGCACATCCGATCACGCATTCAATCAAGCTTACGGTTTCTGTGACCGTGGCGAACAAATTCTCTCCATCGAAGATGTTGACTATGATCACGCAAACTAACATCGCCAGCCAATGGATGGCAGCACCGCACACCACGCCTACCCACAGTGAGCGTAAGACGTTCGGGCTGTGGCTCATGAGAGAGTTCCATCGGATGCGAGCATCGGGCATCGAGCCGCTGTTCGTGACCCGTGAGGTTCCCATTGAGGAAGCCATGGCTGCCCTTAGCCGACCCGTTTTGCCGGGTGAAACTAGGTGGCTTCCCGTCAGCCGATTGAACAATGAGCCGAACGTTGATCTGATGTCGACGCAGCAAAACCTGATGTTCCGTGCGGTTCACGACTTTGTACATTGGCGCGAGAATGCAGGCGCTGACTGGGAGGGTGAGCTTGCCGTGACTATTGCTCACATCAGCACGGCACCGAGAGAGATCCACTGGATTCTCTGGAGCGAGGTTGCTGGCCAGGCTGCTGCCTGTCTGGAGACTGGCGAGTTCCAACCACAGAAACTCTGCCGCATCTGAACACATCCACGGGGGTCAACCATTGGCCCCCACTTTTTTTTGCTACTGTGGTTTGCGGCT